CAATGAAAAAAAACACCGTGGTGGGCTTAAAACCAGCCTTCCTGAGCATTATGATAGGTTGTTGACCAATCATTACACTCTCCATTCAGGTGCTAAATGTTTTTTGGACTTTACCGCCTTAGTCTCATCCCTAGGGTAAATCGTTTGCCAACCGTTAGCGATTGCGGTATCCATCAACTTTTTGCAGTCATGCCCCTGTTCTACGAAAGCGATTAGTTGATTTAAGAACTTTGTCTTGGATAAATCGGACATTGGTTTTTTGATTGAAGTACGGTAATTCACCCATTCTTCCCACGATTCTAAAGACAAAAAAGGTGGGAGTTGAACACTACTCTTCTCTTCTCTTCTCTTCTCTTCTATATTGGGTGGTGCTAGAACTTGCTTAGCACTTGCTAGGACTTGCTTAACGACTGTTTTTTTAGGCTTAGTATTCAAAGACTTAGAGACACCGCCTTTTTTACCACTTTCGGATTTTGCAAGACGCTCTGCATCCTTCTCTGTACGCATAGATTCCATCTTTTCGTTGATGTAAACACCATCTAGCAACACAAAGCAACTCTCTAGCACTTGCCAAGCACTTGCCATAACTTCCTTAGGACATCCACAGATTTCTGCAAGACTTGCTATGTCATTTGGAATGCTACCTTCCACCCAACACTCATCCAATAACTCACGGTACAAACCACGCTCGATATACGACATTCTTTGGGCTTTGCGGTTAGCTCGCCAATCTTGCCAAAACCATTTGTAATAAGGTAGTGCACGAAGATTACTCATTTTTTAAACTCACTAAAAATTTTTAGAATCTAGCTCTTGCTAGTTGTTGAATAAATCAGGACGCATCATTGCTTTAGTCAACCTACCCTGAGAAAGGTCGCTAATTTTTTTCAAATGTTTAATAGGTATTTGCTTACGAGCTACCCAGTTATAGACTGCTGAATTCTTAATTCTTAATTCGCCTGCAAGCCTATCCAATGTGCCGAATTCTGCCTGCAAAATTAATTTCATATCTTTCATAAATCCTCCTTACAAAAAACTATATCACATTCTTGTGAGATTAAACAACAAAAAATAAATAATTATTTTTATATTATTGTGTTGTATTGAATAATTATATGATATATTAATCGTACAGCAACTTTGCTGTTTTATAGGAGCATACAATGCACAAACACGACGAAGAGTATCACCAAGCAATGCTAGAAAGAGAGGAACGCTTAGACGAGGCTCTAATCCGACTAGAAACAAATCAATGCACTGAGGAAGATATAAACATCATCCGATTTGAGTGCGGTAAACCAAAAGCAATTTCACGCATAACCCAACCACGGCAAGATTTTTTGGCGGATATGGGAATTCTATTCTCTAGAGGAAACTAAAATGTCATTAATAGCAAAAAGCACAGGCGGAGCAGATTTTAAGAACCCACCCAACGGTAACCATTTAGCTCGTTGTTTTCGTATTACAGACTACGGCTCACAAACATCAAAATATGGGTCACAACGCAAGATTCTAATTACATGGGAGTTGCACGGTGAAGATGATGATGGTAATCCATTATCGATGGATGACGGCAAACCATACGCTGTAAGCTCGTATTACACACTATCCCTATCTAATGGAGCAACCCTACGGCTAATGCTTGAGCAGTGGCGTAATAAGGCATTCACCATAGATGAACTAGCAGGTTTTGATGTAAAGAACCTTCTAGGTCAGTTTTGCATGGTTTCTGTTGCCAATGATAAAGGTGTTGATGGTAAGGAGTATTGCAATGTAAAGGCTGTTAGCCCTGTTCCTGCTGCCATTAAGAAGGCAGGCTTACCTGATGGATACAACCAAACAGTCCTATTCTCCTTAGATGACTTTGACAGGAAGATTTACGATAGTTTGTCACAAAAGACAAGGGACAGAATAGCATCGAGTCCTGAGTATAAAAAAGCAGTTGGAAATAATCTTGTCAACATGAAAGATGACGACCCAAGTGACCAAGACATTCCATTTTAAATTTAACAAGGAGAACATTATGCCAATCAGCAAAAAAGAAAAACACATGATTCAAGATAGTATAGGTAATACAAATATTGAATTAATGCAATTAACACTTAGAGTCGAAAATTTAGAGTTTTTATTTCATGAATTTTTTAAATCACAATCTCCTAAAAAACGTGGTCGTCCTTTAGGTTCAAAGAACAAAAAATGAGGTTTATTGAACTCTTTGCAGGCATTGGTGGCTTTCGCCTTGGATTAGAAAGGGCAGGTCATCAATGCGTTTGGGCTAATGAATTTCTTGATAAACCTAGGAGTATTTATGAATACAACTTTAAACACGCACCTGATGGAAGAGACATCCGAACAGTTCAGCCTGATGAAATCCCCGATGCCGACTTACTCGTTGGAGGATTTCCGTGTGCAACTTTTTCGGTTGCTGGCAGACGTACAGGCTTCGGCACAGAAGATACACGAGGTACACTCTTTTTTGAAATCTGCAGACTTATCAGTAGTAAAAGAATCCCATATGTATTCCTTGAAAATGTTAAGGGACTCCTCAACCACGACGGAGGAAGAACCTTTGGAGTTATCATCGCAAGTTTGGATGAATTGGGGTATGACATCCAATGGGAATGTGTTAACAGCAAGAATTTCGGAGTCCCACAGAATAGGGAACGAATATTTATTATCGGAAATCTTAGAGGACACCCCCGACCCGAAGTATTTCCTCTCGGAAAATGCTTTGCAACACATGCTGAAGAGGGTGAAGGTGAACAGGGAGAAAAATCGAGGATTCGACAACCCTATCTACCAACGCTCGACGCACACTATAACCAAGTTGGAGGTGGAGGAAGAGCCTACATCGACGAAAACGGAGTTAACGCAGAATCCACAGATGGGGTTGTTCGAGTAACGCAGTGGCGTAGGTCGTATTTTAGAGACATGAAGGGTGGTCATACGCCAACATTAACAGCTGCCATGGGCACAGGTGGCAATAACGTGCCATATGTTGCTGTAAAGGCTGTATTGACTCCTGAACGTCATGAAAAAAGACAGAATGGCAGAAGAATTAAAGAAGATGGTGAGCCTTCCTTTACCCTAACCGCACAAGATAGACATGGGGTTATGGTTGGCTCTACTTTAAGAAAGCTTACTCCACTCGAATGCGAGCGTTTACAAGGACTTCCTGATGATTGGACTAAGTGGTATAGCGATGGGTCTTTAGTGCCTGATTCACAGCGTTATGAGCGTTGTGGGAGGGCTGTCACAGTTAATGTAATAGAACAAATAGCAAGGAGATTTCCCATATGAAAGATTGGACATTTAAGAACTTTGCGGATGACTTTGACGGTCATGTCCGTGAGCAGTTACCGTGGTATGACTTAGTGACCGAGGCGGTTGCTTTTATTGCTAAGAACTACATCCCTCAGGGTGGTAAGGTGTATGACATTGGTTGTTCTACAGGGAATATTACAAAGAAGTTGTTGCCTACAATCATTGAGCGTAAAGCAACCATTTGTGGCATAGACAATGAAAAGTCAATGCTTGACAGGTATAAGAAGTCTTTTAAAGACAAAAAACTGCCTGTTTGTGCAAAGGTCAGTGATGCTCAGCATTACATCTACAGTAACTTTGATGTAGCTATTGTTTTTTTAACAGCGATGTTTATTCCAAAAGAAGAACAAGAGCGACTTTTTTTCAATTTATACCAACACATTAATGAGGGTGGTTGCATTATTGTTGTTGATAAAGTCAATGACTCAGGTGGTTATGTAGCTACAGTTCTCAAGCGTTTAGCAATGCATTTTAAGCTGTTAAATGGAGCAGACTCTGCCGATATTATTGACAAAGAATTAAGATTATCAGGGATTCAACGTCCCATAGATGAGCAAGATTTCAGTGGCAAAGTAACACAATTTTTTCAAATGGGTGAATTTAAGGGATGGATAATAGAAAATGATAGCAAAAGATAATGGTAGACCGAGTGAATCAGGGCATTGGTATAGCCGAGATGGAAAGCCTGTTTATGAGGTAAAAGCCAAAGACGGCAGTATGCGTAATACAACCCTGCGAGATGCTCGTACAATGAACCTTGTACCGTCCGTATCAGGCATTATTAAGATGATGGCATCTCCTGGGCTAGAGCATTGGAAGTTACAGCAAATGAAACTTGCAAGCTTGACATTACCAAGGATACCCAATGAGTCTGAAGAAGAATATCAAGACCGAATTGATTATGACGCAAAGGAAACAGCTAGAAAGGCCGCGGAGCGTGGTACAGCAATCCATGCAAGCGTACAAGGCTACTTTGAAGGTATCGCTGAGGTAAAGTACCAAAACCACGCTATAGCAAGTCAGATTGCTTTAGATGATTTTTTTGGGGCAAGACCTTGGGAGTGCGAGAAAAGCTTTGCTATCAACGGTTTTGGGGGTAAGTGTGACCTTATAGACACAATGGGCAACGGTATTGTGGCTGATATAAAAACTAAAGACTTTACTGACCCTGAGAAAATCATAGCCTACGACGAGCATTTAATGCAGTTAGCAGCCTATCGTATGGGCTTTGGGTTACATAAAGCTCGTTGCGTTAATGTCTTTGTATCTGTGCACGAGCCTGTACAAATCAAGATTAAAGAGTGGCGAGATGAAGAGCTACAACGTGGATGGGCAATGTTTTCCTGCCTGTTACGGTTATGGCAATTAAAAAACAAGTACGAATAAACCTAGGGAAAACCCTATTAGGGTTTTTAGTTTATAAATTGTTGTAAAAAAGGTTGACACCATTGCACAAATGGATAATACTGTAGTTACTGTCATGTGACAGTTTTTTAGGAGAAACAAAATGAATGCACCACAAAACTTAAACCCTGTATTAGTAGACAACCTAGGTTCTTTATTAGCACAGATTGCAGAATTAACTAAGCAAGCCGATGCTATCAAAGACGCTTTCAAAGACCAAGCAACATTGCCAAGTGGCTCTAAAGTATTCGAAGGCGCATTATTCAAGGCTACTGTTGTAGAGCAAAACCGCTCTGTAGTTGATTGGAAAGCAATCGCTAAGGCTTACAACATCCCTGACGAAGTCATTATCGACAACACCAAAGTAACTGCTGTTTTTTCTGTAAGAACAACTTCTAAGTAAGCGGAGGATATATGGAATTTATATTTAACGACGGTGGAAGAGCCAAGGCAGGTTTTAAAGGAAAGGCAAGCGATTGTGTTTGCCGTTCCATTGCAATCGCTACAGGCAAGCCATATCAGGAAATTTATGATGTGCTTGCTGACATGAACGAAAGCACTCGTAAAACAAAAAGAACTAAAAAAACTGCAGGCAAGAAAACAGCCGACAAAGGTATCTATACCACTCGTAAGGCATTCAAAGATTATATGGTTAGCCTAGGGTTTAGTTGGGTATCAACGATGGGTATTGGGACAGGTTGTAAGGTGCATTTAAAAGCATCCGAGATTCCTGCAGGGGTCATCATAGCAAGAGTAACTAGGCATTACTGTTGCGTGATTGATGGCGTTATTCATGATACGCATGACCCATCTCGTAATGAGAGTCGTTGTGTATATGGATATTGGAAACTTAACTAAAGAAAGGATGCCCCTTAGGGGGCTATCTCATGAAAACATTACACACAACCCCTCAGGGTAATACCATATTAGACTCGGACGTATTCGCTGTTCGCTTACTTGTCTATACAGAAACAAATGGCGAGATTGACCTGCCAATTGATAGCGTTTTAAAGCTCGTGGATATATTTGAAACAATCGCTGATAAGAATATCCATTTGTACAACAGTAATGGAGAAAAGGTATGAAACATACTATTTGGGATTATTTAGTTGTCGTTGTTTTTGGTATAGCCTTTGGTTGGCTAATGGTTGTTTACTTTACAGGAGCGTAAAAATGGAATTAAAAAGTCAGAAGGAACTAGTCTTAAATTATTTAGGAAAAAATAAGTCCATCACATCATGGGATGCTATCAAGTTGTATCGTATCACACGATTAGCGTCTATCATCCATTTATTAAGGGCGGAAGGGTATAAGATATTTACCGCCAAAGAGCAGATTGGTGATAAGAATTGGGCTCGTTATGTCTTGATGAAGGATAAGCCATGAACACACCATACGATACAGGCAAGGTAAAAATAGGTATTAATTACAAGCAACCCATTTATATGGAGTGCGACAGGGACATGCTTTATCTACAGTCATGCCTACTCAAAAAGGATAGCCCATCTTATAAACAGTTTGCTTGTGTAGCTGTATTGGTGTCTCTTACCTTTGGATGGTTTGTATTCAAATGAACATTCGAGAAAAGGCAAGGCAATTAGGAGTCCCACCAACAACCCTCGAATACCGCATAAAACACGGTTGGGAAGAGTCTAGGTGGGGCTACCGTCGTCCTATCATTGAGAAAGGATATAAGCTCTGCTCTGTCTGTAAGAAGGTCAAGGCGGAGTTCTTATTCTATAAAAGAAAAAGTCGTAGAGGTTACCTGAGTTGGTGCAAGGCTTGTAAAAAGAGCCCCTGTTAAGGGGCTTAAATACTACTCACGTTAGGGACTGTATGGGGAAGACGCTCCCATAGAGTTATCAGTTTGACTACTAGGCTGACCAATAGTTGGGTTTTGCTTGCGTAGGTAGTCATAAAGCATTAATGCGAATGGGGAGGCGAACGCAGCTGTTGCTCCAACCCCTTTTGCAATTGCTGTTGGTGGGCTAACAGGAGGTAGCATAGAAGCAGCAGAACCTGCAGCACCCATTCCTGCTATTACCGCCCCAGGAATATCACCTTGTTGGGCACGATTATAAGACTCTGAGCCTTGTAAAGCACCACCGCCTAGACTCAATGCTCCACCAAGCCTTGGACCTGTTTTTTGACCCATTGCACTACTAACAGAACCTAATTTTTGTCCCATCGCCTCTAAAGGAGACAATATCTTTTGCATGATATTTTGTGGTGGTGGCTCAGGTAAGGCTCTCGTAAAGTTAGGAAATTTATTCCGTAAGTCGGTATTCCTTCTAACCCCTTTAGCAACTTCACTTTGAGCCTCTTGGTAGTTTCTCCAATTAGCTACGCTGTCTTGAACATTAACACCCCTAGGATTATATGCAGTTTTAGCAGGAGCGGAGCTTGTGGGTGTAAGGGTACTTGCCAACACTCGTTGAGCGGTTGGACCTACTACTGCACCTGCTACTGCGCCTGCTACAGTAGGTCTAGTTGGGTCAATAATATTAGGCTGACCAAGGGTAACACTACCGCCCTGCACAGGCTCTTCTTTAGTAATTAAACTTGCATAAGGATTCTCTTGCTTAACTTCTTCTTCACCCTTACGAACAGGAGCGTCTTCATCAATTAATTTTAGATATGGATTATCAGGCATTATTTAATCCCCATTCGACTAGCAGAAATCTTAGCGGCTTCTTCTACTGCGTCCATATAGTTCTTACGCATTAATTTGGTTTCTTTAGACATAATAAAGTCTGTATAAGATACTGAAGGACGACCCTTGTTTAACTCATAATATCGGTTTGCCATATCTTGCTCAAATTGCCCTTGAATCTTTAATCGATTGGCAATGTACTTTAAAAACTCAGCAGAGTTGGCAGGCGTACCATAGACGCTCTTAACCATCTTATCTTCGTAATTTGATACTGAACCCTTCATTTTCGAGGCTTGTTCAATTGATATTTGGTTTAGTAAGGATTCAACACGTTGAACCGCAGCTTGTTGTGCAGGGCTTAAATTCTTTCTCAAACTCTCTTCAATCGGAAAGCCTGCTTGAAAGTTACCAACCTTAATACCGTTTTCAAGGAAATTAGCCAAACCCTTAGCCAAGTCTTTATCCCCTCGTAATAAACCAAACGCAGCCTCATTACCTGAAACAGCGTTATATAGTTGATTACCAATCAAGGCTTGCTTTTCACCTGCCTCTATCATGTCAGGTATTGCACTCATCCTCTCTTGGATTTTTTCAATATCCTTCTTCATTAAATCTCGTTTTACTTCTATTGGGAATCCTGCATACTTGTCGGTACTTGCTACTAACACACCTTCTTGTTGTGCAGGCTTACCACCAAGCATGCTCTGTAATGGAGGATAATCTAATGGGTTAATTGACTTTCTATCAGGAGTCTTTATACCAATCTCTACATGTGGATTTGTTGACTTACCTGTTGAGCCAAGATTGCCAATAATGTCACCTGCCTTAATAACATCCCCATCTTTGACACTTGTCTTATCCAAATGAGCGTAGTAAGAATGATGACCATCATCGTGCTGTACAACCACTGTATTGCCGTATTGACCAATAGGTGATGCATTGATAACCGTGCCACCAAAAAGTGCTTTAAGGGGCTCTCCTGCCTTTCCTGCAAGGTCAATTCCATTATGCATTGTTTCTCTTTTGCTAATGGGGTCAATCCTCATCCCAAATGGGCTAGTAACGGTTAGATTTGAGCCGAGAAGGTTGGTTATTTTGCTAACATCTATTGGCTGATTTTTAGTTGGCTCTGATGGCTTTTCAGGCTGTGGAGCTGTTGTATTTTTAATCAACGCATCTTTAATATACTGAGGTAAAGTTGCAACAGCCTCATCACCATATTGCGCTCTGAATTTCTGTAAGTCCATGCCCTTACTAACAACGTCCATGAACAACTTATCTCTTTCTGTCTTGAGTTTTTCAGTTTCTACGTTCATCGAGAACATTTGCTTAACCATCTCAGCACGTTTAGGAGATAGTTGGGCAATTACAGGATAAAGTTCTTGTAAGGTGCTAATTTGGTTTTTATCAATGTTGCCTTGAGAAAGAGCACTTTCCGCCTCAGTTGGGGATAATCCTAGTTTATTACCAATTAAATCTAAAGCCTTGGCATCATTTTGCATTTCGTATTTTTGACCTGCAATAGATGCTCGCATTTGTGCTAAAGAAGGGGCTAGTTTTTGTTGCTCAGCCTGTTGTCTACCAAATTCAGATGCACCTGACGCTAAAGCCTCTGACCAATGACCTGTTGGCGTAGGCTTACCAAGAGCACCTGCAAGTGAGAATAGGTTAGGCTCGGCTTGTCCTTGTAAAGACTCCATTACCTTGTTTAAAGCATCTAAATACTCTTTTTGAGCAGATGTATCCCCACCAAATGAGGTTACAGGTACAGTAGGTAGTGCCATATTATTTCCTTAAACTTTGTTCATTTATATTGCATTATGCATCTGGGTCGTAATTAGAATAATCATAAACATTTGAATCATTTACATCTGAGCCGTCATCAAATGAAACATTTCCTGGGTTACCACTATTTAATAAATTTTGTGCCATTCTATCTGCGTCTGTGGCATTTGGGTCAGCATATGCATCATAGTTAGGATTTGGTCTACCATCAGGTAATGTTTTCATACTTGCTGAAACATCACCTATACTTGTTGAAGTTGTTGTATTGGTGCTTGGATTAGCTGTATAAGTACCGCCTGTGAGTCTTTTTATAAGACTGTCTAATCCGCTATATAAATTACCACCTGCGGATTTTCCATCAGCCCCTGGCTTAGCTAATGCACCTAACAATGTGCCGACAGACATAATTTGCTGTAATGGCGATGTTTGGAATTGTCCCTGTTGTCCTGGCCCTGTTTGCGATGCGCTAACACTAGTAGGTATGGTATATCCTCTGAGTAGAGCAGACTGATTAGCTAACTGTTGCATTGGGAATAGCTGTTGATTCTGACCAATTATCTGCTGTTGCTGTCCTAGTGTGGATAGAGCATTAACATCACCTAAGCCTAACTGTTGCGTTGAATTGGCAAGTGTTCCGAGTTGTTGAGCCGCGGCTATTCTATTTGCCATATCTTGTTGCATAGCCTGCTGTTGTTGTGCTGTCAATCCTAATTCAGCATTAGCAATTACATCACCCAAGGCTTGTGCTCCACGCTTAGAGCCAAACTGTCCTGAACCGACAATACCTGCGGTTGCTTGTGGGGCTAAGTTCCTTGCTATGTTCGCCTGTCCAACATCACCAATCGCTTGAGCAAGATTTGTATTGCCTACGCTAGATGCTAAATTAATAGCATTTTGTAGTGTGGGTTGATAGTTACCTACATTCTGTGATGCTAGATTAAAGGCTTGCTCTTGTAATGGTTGTGCGCCTACATATTGAGCATCCTGAGCTGCCCTACCACCTTGTGTTGCTAACTGATTTAAGTAGTCAGTGTAGAAAGTAGGAGCAGCGGTTACTTGCTGTTGAGTGGTTGTAACATTTGGAAGTATGCCACCCTGACCAAAAGAACCTGAAGACGCAGACCCAGGAGTTACTCCTAAATTAGGCGCAGGCGTAGAGCCTGTGGTTGGTGTTGTAGCATAGGTACTTAAAGGATTAGTAGCCATATTAGTTGTTCCTGTAGGTATTGCTGTTTGTAAATTGCTAAGTGAGCCTTGTATCATTGTTTGAGGTGGCTGTAACACAGGGCTTGGTTGCTGTGCTTGATTATAAAAAGGCTGTATTAACTGTTGCTTTGCATCCATAGACAGAGGATTGCCTTGGTCATCTAATACATTTGCATTTTTATAGTAATTAGAATCAAACTCAGGATTTTTCATTGCAGTTTGCACATCTTGAGCTGTGTAATTTCTTTGAACATAATTAGGGTCAGTTGGCTCTTGTCTAAACATTGCACCTTGACTTGAGCCTTGTTGACCAAACAAATTATCTTGTGGCTGATACGGCATACTATTTTGTTTATTAATTAAATCTTGTTGCCCTAAATATGAAACATAGTCTTGAGGCGGTGATGGCATCATGTCACGGAATTCGCCAGTAAAAGGAGCATTTCTATAGCTATCAGCATCTGCATAAAACTTTTTTAAGTAGGCTGTATATTGTGGGTCAGCTTGTCCTGCGTCATCTATTGCTTTAATTTGCGTGTTTAAATCGCCACCAAAATTGTTTTTGTCATTAAAATAATTAATTCTAGGGTTTGGGCCTACATATTTATAGTCAAGAACTTCTTGCGTAGCAGGTTGTTGTCCTAGCCCTGAAAATCCTGTATTTTGTGGCATACCTGTCGGCAAAGCACCCTGCTGAGGAGCGGACGCATCATTGCCCATAGTCTGACTTGGGTTTACTGATGCGCTTGCAAATGTTGGGTTGAGTGCCATAATTATCCCTTGCTATGCCGTTTTAGTGCTTCTTTCATGTATTCCAATGGTGATGCTTTTGGAGGTATTTTGTCAACAGGGGCTGACCTTTTGTGTTCTCTTAAAGACTGCCTAAAGTGGTCAAGCAGTTTTGCTCCTGCATCACTTGAGCCATTACCTAATTGTGCCACAGTATCGGCATCAAATACATACTCTCCGTCGGCTAACATAGCAGGAATATCGTCAGATTGTCCGTCACCTGCCCCTTTAACATAATGCCCTGTTGCGCCTGTTATGAACTCAGGAACATGCCCATATTCCATTCCATGGATATGACCACCATCAGCAAAACTTGGCAGGTCTAAATTGGTTGATATGCCTTTACCCATAAAATTTGTCATAAAGTCATTAGGGTTTTGAGCCTGTGCAACCTGAGCACTTTGAGATAAGGGAGCTTTTCCTTGGGGAGATGCTCCGAGCATATTTAATAATTTAGGATTAATTGTAGACAATTGTGGGTACATTTGTTTCAATTCGGCTAATAATTGTGGGTTGTTGTTGTACACAGGTGCTCCTGCTAGGCTAGTTGCTGAAACGGATAAGGGTGCGGTAACCGCAGGTATTGCTTGCGCTCCTGTACTTGGCATTGAAAAGGAATTATCAGTTGCCGTCGGTAATGCGCCTGTTGTTTTAGGAGGTGTAGTAGTGGTTGTACTAGGTAATGTACTTGTTCCTACAGACGTTGTAGGAGTTGTTGTAGGGGTCGTTGTAGGAGGTGTTACAGTTGGAACTACCTCATCAGTCGGTGTTTTGCCTTCTACTTTTAACTCGCCTGCTGTTAAATCAGGAGTTATAGGAGTTAAAGGAGGAGTTGTTGTGCCAACAGGCGATGTACCTGTTTCATTAGGAGTTATTACAGGCAATACATTTGTGCCTGCAGGCGTATAACCTGACATTTTTGTTGCAAGTGTAGGCTCGATACCTTGAGCAAGTAAAGCCTGAAAATAAGTTTCTGAATCTTGTTGGTCTGCAGGATTAGGGCTTAATGGAGATGTAGGCTCATTATCTACAGGCTTAGGCTCTAAATAAGGCGTGCCATCTTTATTAATGGGATTGCCATTCCCATCACTAAATCCTGTTGGACTTTTTGTATCTTCCATGACAACACCACTAATACTTACTGTACCTGTGGGTTCTTTATATACTACAGAAGTTGTATCAGGTAATGTACCCTCAGGAACAATAACACCACTATTACTTACAATACCTGTTGAGCCATCGGCTAAAATAATTTTAGTCCCTGGGGTTTTGTCAGTATAATCGCCTGCAAAGTTTATATCACCATACTTATTGGAAGTATCTTCACCCCACACAGACGTAGTAATAGACTTAGTTGCATCGTTTGTTTTCTGTGATGCAGTAGGTCTAAACTCAGCAGAAATTGCACTACCCAAAACTGATGGTGCATTAGCAATAATTGCATCACCTATATCATTTCCACCAAGAGCTGCCCTTGTTCCAATATTCGCAATAGATGAAGTAGCTGCGACGGCACTATTTAATTGCCCTGGGTCTAAATTATTAACAATTGAACCTGCGTATGCACCAATACCTGAAGCCGCTAAACTAGTGCCTATTAAAGTACCAACATCACCTTTTCCTGTAGCAGCCCCTGCTATACCTGATGCAACAGAATTAGATATAACATTAGAAAGTTGATTTACTGATATTCCTGTTGAGGCAGACATTTCTTGAAGAGTCATTAGACCTGCTACTTGGTCACCACCTCCAAGAATGCTTGTTGATATATCCATTCCACTAGTAGAAACAGCACCACCAAATGCACCACCTGCTGCACCTGCTAATGCCCCTTTTAATGGGTCACCACCACGAAGAGATGCTGTTAATGCGCCTGTACCTGCGCCTAACATAGCACCACCAAGAGTAGCCGCTGCGAATGTACTTGCTCCTGCGCCCAATACTGCTGTTCCTAATGCAGTTCCTAGCCCAGGGGCAGCGAACGATAAAGCAATTTGAGCAACTGTTGCCCAACCACCAGGGATTACTTCGTTTACCTTATCATCAATTTGTGTGCCAATTTTACTAATAGGCTCAGTGACAGGCTGTAATATAACGTCATCAAATTTAGCCAAGTCGTCGCTAATTGCTTGAACAGGGTCATCAATAAATGCCTCTGCTGTGTCATTAAATCCTGACTTTTCAAATGGTGCAGTAACTATTTCAGAGGCTCTATCAAAAGTTTCTACTATGGTAGGACCTACAACAGGAATATCTTCAGTGTGTGAGCGTACCCAATTCATTTTTTACCCTTTGCATTCAAATAGGTAATAACCATATAATCGCCTTGTTTAAGGTCATCAGATTTTTTAATGTCTTCATTAGGTAATTTATATTTTGTAAGTGTTTTTAATAACGACTTATTAAAATAACAAATTGCCACATCAACATCTTGCTTTTTCATCAGCGAAAAAAAGACATGACAATTTGTCAGGAATGACTTTAAAGGTTCTGCATTAATTGTGTGATAGTAAATTACAGAACCTACATTTTGGTCAATCACAAAAAGTGTATTTCTTACACGAACAATTTGTAAATCATCTTCCATGAATTGTTTAAATAGCCCAATTCCTTGCTCAAGGGTTATTACATTATTATAATTTTTTTTAAGGTCTTTTTCTATAATATCAGTAACAGTCATTCTTTTTGATTTAGCTAATTCTAAAGCCATCATGCAACTCCTTGCAAGTACATGTCATCATTTGTGTGACTAGGATGAAATTTAGGTAGGTATATCTTTAGCATAGGAATTAAGACATTTGTAGTAACAAAAGCACTCCAAACTAACGCATCTTTCCATGTACTAATATGCTTAAATTGTCCTTCAGATATTGTCTTTCTGAGCGTGTAGCCTATTAAAAACTTCATCACATAGCGTTGGTTGATAACGGCAATCTTCCTTAAATCAGCATCTGTATGACCTAAATAACGCCATAAATCAACAGCAAGGCTTTTATGTCCTAACTCTTCTTTAGCATGCCAACAAAATAATTTATAATCCCTACCCTTACGATGACCCCATCTATTTAATACTGAACGAGACATACAAGACGCTAAGTGTTCTATAGAAACCATAATGCCTAACCAAAATTGCATTTTTGGCTTGCGATGAATAGCACGAGTACGCTTAAATTCAACTTCCTCTAATTCTTGCAATTGATTTCTTTTATTAAAAGACTCATGTGCAGATGCGTGTGCCAACTCTTCTTTCATAAAGTTTACCATGCGAGACTTTAACTCAGCATCATGAACTAATGGTAGATAGTGTTCTATAACGCATGCAAAAGCTCTCTCCCAAGCAGGGAATAGTATGCTAGATGCGTTGCCATAATGCGTCCAAATAGGGGAGTTATCACACCAATATTTCATATATTTCCTATATCCATAATCCCCACTAAACTCTTAGCCCAATCCTGCCACGTTTCAAAGTTTCTCGCATCAGGTACACCGCTATTTACAAAGTATCCAATACCTTGCATACCATTAGCCCAATCTCTCCATCGCTCTTCAGGAACTGTGCCTAATTCTTGGGCAGCGAATTGTTGTGCCGTAGAAGCGCACCAATAATCCCATGTCATATCCCTAGGGTCAAAAGTAGTCGTCATTATGGGTTACCTGTACTTCTTTCGTCACCAATATCAGCACTAATTAAGACCTTACCCATCTCGTAGTTGCCGTTAAAGGTGTTGCTCTCAAACTTCATTCGCAATTCACGACGTTGCTCTCGCATGTCAACTTTTAATGTTGTTGGACTAAAGGTATAAGGCTCAGAGGTGACATCTTCATCATCCGCATAGCCTTTACCTGTTATATATAAATTCATCTCCCCATCTTGCACAAAATCAGGCTCTACCCTTTCAATCCTTATCCACTTGTTATCGCCCATAACCTGCACATTTCCTGGCCCGCCTGTTACCCAACCAAGATTGTTTGTCTCAAAATACGATTGCACCGCAGTAACTTGCGTTAAATAAGTCTGATTTACGCCTGTTTCATGCGACCACAGCGTGTATTTTCCTTGCGTATTGACTACATTATCAGCCCAAATAGGCTTTCTATATATTTCAGAAAATACGCCTGCAGAACGATTTGCTCCTTCGGCATAACCTGCGTCATACCAAACTTTATCTCTTACATTATAAATAATGGCATTGTTGCATTCAACAGAATCACCTGATGGATAGAACCACCATATCTCACCCCAACGAGGTATCTTAGTGGCCCATACCTTCTGTCTTTGGTTATAGTTTAAGTTATCAAAGAAGAAATTCATATTAGCCATGTTTGGTATTTCTTGTACAACACCGTTATACATTAAGAACCTATCAACACCACACCAATAATAAATACCGTCATATTCAATCACACACTGACTTGACATAATCGATGTCTGCGAAGAAATAATGTCATACCGCCAATAGATAGTCGATGTGCCTAACTGTTGTGGAGCATAAGTTACTCTTGTTAATTGGTCGGCTGACCAAAATAGTCCTGCAGGTGATGTTGTACCACCCCTTAACGCCATTCCTTTGACGATTTTAGTAGCAGATACGTTGTTTTCGTTCGCATCTGCTCCGACCCAATTTTGGAAGTTTCCTGCCGATGAGTTCTTTATTAAGCCATCATTCCCATAAATGAAAAGGTATGGATATAACATAACAACACCACCTGAAACTGCTAGATTGTTGTCATAAGTCAGTGTATTTGTCGCTGTAACAGTTGCATTTGCGGACAGAGTAATTGTCGTTGTGCCTGCTGTTTGTGCAATATTTGTTATCGTTGTACTTGATGGAATCCCTGTTCCTGTGACTTTTTGACCAATACCAACCAATAAATTAGCAGGCGATATAGTAATTGTCGGTGAACCGCTTGTAGTAACGGTAGATGCTGTAAATATCCCTAATTTGGTCATTGTCCCATAGGGAAAATTACCAATTTGTAAGGTAGTATTAACGGTATTATCAATATTTGTTAGATTCTGCCCTGCATGACCGATTACCGTTAAATCACCTGAGCCACCGCTATCGTAACCAATCTCCCACTGCCATAAGTTATTAGCATTACTTACAAAACTAGCATCAAGCGTGATTGTTGTTGGACCAAATCCTATTGCATTATCGTTGTCAGTCTGCCAAGCCAAAACATCACCGCTTTGCCCTGAATAAACATAATTTAAACCGTTTTGAGACTGCATAACCATGCCACGGCTAATGCCTGTAGCATTCAAGAATAAACCTGAATAACCGCCTATCTTACGAGGACGACCACGTTGAAAACGTACCCATTTGCCATCGACATACATCGGTGAATCAAATAGAGTACCATCTCGCTGTATCCCAGGAGGGATTGCTAGAGAGATAACCTTTTGGGTCAAAATCCTCCCCCTTTAATGCCGTTTGTTGAGTAGAATCCTGTGCTGTCAAAATAACCTGCCAAGGTATTAGCAATAACAAACCCTAGCTTTCCTGAAGTTGGTAAATATAAACCTGTATTTAAGTCACCTGAAAACTTGAGCGATGGGACTGCTAAAGAGCCATTGCCTAGCGTAAGCGAAGTTATTGAACTTGCTGAGCCTGAAGCCGCGTTATAGACATTTGTACCGTCACAGATAACCACCAAAGAGTCCCCTTGTGGGACAACTACAGTAGCTCCGCCAAAAACGGCTGTTTTAATCGTTAAACTAAACGCCCCTGTAGAGTTGTTAGTAAAGGTATAAAGCTGTACAGTCGAGGGCACAACAATAATCTGATTACTTGTTAATACGCCTGAATACTCTTGAATAGTGTTAGCAGCTTGTGCACTTGTTAAGGTAGTCGTACCACCTGTAATTGTTAACGCTAATTGCGTATAGGCAAAGGAATTGGAGCGTCCTAAGCCAAAGGTATTCCAACCTGTACCATTACAAACAATCACTAAGGATTCTGTTAACTGTAGTTGTTGATTAGCGTTACCATCGATTGTGTCTGTTCCTTGCGGAGTGATGGTCAAAATACCTGTGCCATTATTGCGAATCATGCAGAACCAATTTTCGCCAACAGAACTTGAAGAAGGTAAGGTTAATGTTCCAACACCACTTGACCATACATTAAATTGCGCTCGTACAGAGGATGGAAGGGTTGCACTACCATAGTAGTTAACAACCTCGTAAGATTGATTTAAAGTCGTTCCTATAGCCGTTAAACCGTATCCTGCTAGAGTCGCTGCGTTTGCTGCTGATGTTCCTGCACCAAATGTTACGGTTGACCAAGTACCCGCCGCGGTTGTGTTACTCGTTGTATAAATATACTGAGCGATACCTGATGCGATAGAGACAATCGTCCCACCTGCATAATCTTTAACGGTAAAGGTATTTGCGCCAATATTCCTAATTAATGCTGTTTGTCCAACCGAAACCTGTGTTGCAGGTGGCATTATCAAGGACAGACTTGCAACTGTTGCGGTTACCTCAATAATGTTTGCAACAACTTGGGTTTGGTCGTTACCGTTGATGGGCCATTGTAAAGTTGTATCTGCTGATATAGACAGCGATTCGTACCCCACAGGAGATGGGGAAACGGTTTGCCCTGTAAATGGGTTTGTATAGGTAGGATTTGTCATGAGTCAATCGCCATAGCTTGACGGTCAGCAAGGCGTAATTGGTCTTCTTGTTTCAAGACTTGCATTGCTTCCGTATACTTTTGTTGGAAAATCTGTCTTTGGTCATTTTTTAAGAATGGCATCGCTTGTAGTAATGTTCCATAAAGCATTGCATTCGGAGCATTTTGCGTTATCCAATTCGTTTGATTGGTTGAGGACAGGGGGGCTAATCTCTCGTAATATAAGACCTCAAAACTATATGCTTGGTCAGGAGTAGGGGCTACGAGCCAATTATCGTAGTTGTAATCAGAGTAATATAAAGGGGTGCTTGTAGTAGTAGAAGAGGGTGCGTATTGCCTTAAATACTCGTATTTTCTTAATAAAATAGGCTGAATTTGTCCACTTACCGTAACATTCATGGAAACTGTTTTACGCCATCTTGCAGGCTTAGGGATTACAGGTTCGCCAATAGTCATCGTAGATTCGACCACTTGTTGTTGACCTAGAGTCTTAATCTGTTCGGCAATTTCAAACTCCGCTAACATAATGAAGGATGGAATTTGGTTAACAACAGCGGCGTCATTACGCTCTAGATATTGCGTAATATCTGTCGTTAAACTGTCATAAGTCATTACTGCCGCAGGAGTTGTCATATTTAGTTGCCCTAGTTAATCTCGGCTACCGTTTTTCCCAAACAGTTGTAGTGATTTTAATACTTTTTCTTGGAAAAGCCTATACAATCATGGTTTCTGCTGATTTCTGTACATCAGCCACCCTTTTTAGCCATCCTTTACCATAGGTTGGAAAGTTATCTAGTGACTTGTAGAACTCTTCTTTATTATTACTGAATTTTTTAAGTAAGTCTAATCCATTAGCATCTTTAATGGCTTGTAAGGTAGCAGGTCCAATAACGCCATCAGCGTTTACTCGTAAGGCTCTTTGAATCATGCGACGAGCGGCGAATGCCCCTGCATTAATAGCAAAATCAAAAACGGCATAATCCACGCCATTAGGTAAATCATCACCCCTAATAGCGTCCCAATAATCTCTTTTGTAAACAGGTTTAACATCTTCTTTCTTCAACGCTTTCATATCATCTTGAGTTACTTCATGTCCTACATATTTTTCCCAAACAGCTTGTGTACAACCCCACATCGTACATCCTTCACGACCATCAGGTAAATGATTACCTTTATCACGTTGGTCGTTAGTGAATCCGCCCTCATGGGCGATAACCATATCAAAAGATTTATCCCAATTACTTAGCATTTTTCTTCATCTCCATCACTTTTTCTAGCGTCCTGCCTCCAAAATAGAAGCTCATAATGAGCATGCCCCACTGACCTAGCAGCTCTACATAGTTGTTATTTACCTCAATATCCCAAGCTGACATCATCCCAAATGTTGTATAGGTCAACAGAATGAATATAAGGGTCATAGGGCGAATGTTCTTAGATAGCCAAGAGTCGGACATCATGTCAGCAGATTGTCGCTTGGTGAGTTCTTGAGCCTCTATATTATCAGCGTTTAATTCAGCTAACTTACCTTCTTGTTGCATTTGTAAAAGTTCTTGCTGAGCTTTAGCTTTAGCCTCATGGTCAGGAATAAACTTATCCAAAACCTTCATGCCAACATCAAACAAAGCTGTTAATGGAAACATTATTTATCCTTCCTAAAATGTAACAATGCCAAGTCAAATATAATAATTGATGCGCCAATATCCTTAGTTATCCACAGAGGGAACAAAGAATCTACAGGGTACGCACCAAACTCAAAGTAGTGTAGTGAACGCATAACCTGAACCATTAAACCTGTTGTCATGACAAAGATACCAACCTTTGACAACATCCGCATATCTGTAAAGAATCCTGAAAACGCTAAGAAAGCTACTACAAAAACTGCAATTAGTTCGATGACTAAAATAGACATGAGCCAATGTATTAACGTCATTTCTTTGCTCTTTTATGCTTAATTTCTTCTGCCACTTCACCAATGTCCATGTGTTCACGCTTGACCATGTAATTGGACACCCAATTAATGACAGCTACACTACACAAACCAAGTATCCATGCCAATCCAATCTGCATATCCAACTTATCAGAGCTAATGCTTAACTTCTCAGCAACGATTCCTGTAAAAGCGAACCCTGCCATAGCACTAATTCCACCTGCAATAAACACGCTTGCAACTTTACCCTTCTCTTGCAACTTTTCAGGTGTCCAAAACATTGCCAAACTAAGACCGCCAAATAATCCACCAAGAGCAGGTGCTAGTTTCTCAATGAGAAATCCTTCAGGCATCATTTTATAATGACCGCCTGTAGCAACTCCACAAAAGTATCCTTACCAAAGAAAGTAAATAACATGATTGCATAGAGCATATATTCGATTCGAGCCATGCGTTTAGAGCCTCTTTCAAAAGCCTCCTCTATTCGCTTGTATCGTTGCTCACAAACTTGTTCGTGAACGCTGATTCGTTTATCGTTCTCTGCAATCATGGCTTCCATGCTCTACTCTTTCTTTTCTAACGATTCTTTTAGTAGATTAATAAATGCGTTTTTACCAACAGATAATTGGTCAAGTTGGAACTGTGCAGAACCAATCTTTCTATCCAAGTCAAGGCAGTGGTTAAAAAGATGTTGCTGTTCTTGCGTTAAGTCCTCATACGCATACTCTACATCGTCAATCGTGATTTGAGTTTTTTTCGTGTTTTCACTCATTTCATTCTCCTAGGTTGTACTACGGTTTAAAAATCTATGCGCTCCAAGGTAGCGGTGTATTCTCAGGGCTTGTAGGCGGGTTAATTAGGCTGTCAATCTGCCCTTGTACACAAGATTGTGCGCTGTCTATTTGGTTCTCAGGAATCCAACCTATAACTAACGCCTCAGTTAAGTCTGCGTAAGGCACAAATGTAGTCTGCTCTGTAGAGTCAAACTGTGTGTTGCCACCAATAGAGGCAGTATAAGTGCCGTCTACTCCTGTTACTTCCCACAATGCGTTAATCACATAGTTGGGGTCAGGCTGTTGCACCGTGTACATTGCTGTAATGCGTGTTGTAAATACTGTTGCCATTTTAATTCTCCTATCTAGATGCAAGTTGTTGTTTAAGTGAATCTACTTCTGCTTTAAGTTCTTGGATTGATGCCACAAGCAAAGGAATAACATCTGTATAAGAAACACCTAAATATTCCGTTGCATCGTCAGATTTTGGCATTGTTCCTTTTGTTACTGCTTCAGGCAATACCTTTTCAACGCTTTGTGCAATTAAACCAACACAAGGCTTATTTGATTCATCAGACTTCCATGTAAACTTAACGGCTTCAAGTTGTGCAACATCATTCAAAGCGTTAGTAAATGTTCCAGTTACATTTTTAAGTCTTGCATCAGAGTTTGCAGTCCAAGATGTTCCGCCATTAGTTAAATAAACACCAGCAGAACGATTTTGAATATAAAATCTGTCGTTTGAAGAATACCAAAACATACTTACTTTAACAATTCCAGTTTCAGCAAAATCAATTTCGCTATCGCCGCTTATGCTATTTACAGTTGTAGTGCCTGAACTTTTTACATAAATTCTAGGATTACCATCACCATCAGATAACACAATGTTGTTACTTGCTGTACGGATGTCTAGACCACCTTGATTGCCACCATAAATACCAATAATAGTATTCTTAGAACCAGTAGTAATCGCTGCGCCAGAACCTTGACCTAAAAATGTATTGTTATTTCCAGTAGTTGCTTGACCAGCCTGACCACCAATAAATGTGCAATAATTTCCTGTGGAAGCGTAGCCAGCTAAATAACCAAAAGAAGTTTGTTGAGTACCAGTAGTATTGCTATAACCAGCTTGATAACCTACTGCTGTGTTATTAGATGCGGTGGTGTTTCCTGTAAGAGCTTGAACACCAATGGCTGTATTGAACGCTCCACTAGCATTACCACTTACACCAGCTAAAGCTGATGTACCAATCGCTGTATTTGACCCGTTAGTTTGCCAAAGTCCAGCATAGTAACCTAGATAAGTATTGGCGTTATTAGTGACATTCGAGTAACCAGCTTGATAACCAGCATAAAGGTTACTAGTAGCAGTTGTGGTGCTATAACCAGCTTGGTAACCTACTGCGGTATTGTTAGATGCGGTAGTGTTTGCTTGAAGTGCAGATACACCTATTGCAGTATTTGATGCGCCTGTTGTGTTTGAATATAAAGATTGAAAACCAAAAGCCGCTACTCCGCTACCTGTTGTATTGGCTAATGCAGCTTGCGCACCTACAGCAGTATTATTGTTTGTGGTATTGGCAAATAAAGCACCTTGACCAAGTGCAGTATTCTGTACGCCTGTGCTGTTTGAGTAAAGGGCTTGATAACCTAAAGCTGTTTCGTTATATCCTGTTGTATTTGTGTAGGCAGCTTGATAACCTACTGCTGTATTACTAGATGCAGAAGTGTTTTTGTTGAGTGCCTGATACCCTACTGCGGTGTTTGAAGCACCACCAAGATTTTCTACCATTGCTTCTGAACCAAGAGCAGTATTGCCATTTCCCACATTATAGTAAAGCGATAAATGCCCGATAGCAGTATTGTTGGATGTAGTGCTGTTTGCGTTTAAAGAATATGCGCCTACGGCAGTATTATAGTTACCTGTGGTGTTTGAATACCCAGCAAAACGACCAATAGCAGTAAGCCTTGTTCCTGTTGTATTGTTATAACCTGCTTGATAACCTACTGCGGTATTGTCTGATGCGGTGGTGTTTAAACCTAATGCTTGAAAACCAAATGCAGAGTTATTTGAACCTGTTGTGTTAAATGGTAAAGAATTTTGACCAACCGCAGTATTTCCAGTCCCAGTTGTGTTCGCAGTTAAAGCAGTTTGACCAAAGGCAGTTACTTGACCAGTTGTATTTGCTTGACCAGCTTGGTATCCTACGGCTGTGTTGTTTGATGCCGTAGTGTTTGATTTTAATGCACTTCTACCAATAGCAAGGTTTTGACCACCAGTAGTGTTGCTGATTAGAGTTTCATACCCACCAATAGCCACATTGTCTGCACCAGTAGTATTAGCAAGTAAAGCCTGATAGCCTATAGCGACTAATTGCCCGCCTGTTGTATTGTTATAACCTGCTTGATAACCTATCGCAGTATTTAATGAAGCAGTAGTGGTTGAGCCTAATGCCTGATAACCTACAGAAGTATTGTAATTTGCTGTAGTAGCAAACCTCAAACTTAGCCCACCAACTGCCACATTATATGAACCTGTTGTGTTAGCGTATAAAGCAAGATTACCTACACCAGCATTTCCTACACCTGTAGTATTGCTAAGTACAGCCCTATCTCCAATAGCCGTTAATTCACTTCCTGTCGTATTACTATATCCTGCTTGATAACCTACTGCGGTATTGTTAGAAGCGGTGGTGTTGGATTGGAGTGCAGACCTACCAATTGCCACATTAGACCCACCAGTTGTATTTGAAGTTAATGCAACGCTACCTACTGCGGTATTGTAATTGCCAGTAGTGTTTGCTTTTAAGGCTTGGTAACCAACACCAACAATTTCACCCGTTGTATTAAAATATCCAGCTTCAGTTCCTACACCAATGCTGTAACTTCCAGTCGTGTTAGAAAGTAATGCGGTATAACCAACAGCAACATTATATCCACCGCTAGTGTTTGTATTTAATGCTTGCCGACCAATAGCCGAATTTCCTGTACCAGTAGTATTTTGTTGTAACGAAACTCTACCAACAGCAGTATTGTGTGAGCCTGAAGTTAAAGCACTTAAAGCACTTGCCCCAACACCTGTGTTTTCTGTTCCTGTAGCTGTTGCCGCTAAAGCAGATAAACCTAAAGCTGTATTACTAGCAACAGCACCACCACCCCTACCAACAGTAAGACCATAAACAGTTAAGTCAGTACCAGAGTATAAAAGGTTGGCAGAGTCTGTTAGTAGACCTGCGGTTGTTGCGTATGGAACACGACCACTTGTTAGACTAGAGAATGTAATTGAGCCTGATGATGTCAACCCTGTTAGCCCTGTCAGAATACCTGCATCGCTCAAGATGCCTACCGAGTTCTGTATTAGCTTGCCTGTCGTTAAATCAAACCTTGCTAGGGCGTTATCCGTAGCACTTGCAGGTCCGACTACATCACCTGATGCGCCTGACGTTGATGCGAGCAGAGTGACTACGCCTGAGTTATTCTTGTAGTAGAGCTTGCCGTCGGTGTAGTTAATAGCTAACTCAGCTCCTGTTGCAGTGCTCGTCATATTAGCAGCTAACGGCACATTGGTAGCCGTTCCGCTTGCGTAAATAAGTATAGGTGTGTATCCGCTTTGTGCCATGATTAATTCCTTTTGTCCATTATATCAACAATCTGTTAAAATCCACCACCAAAAATACCTGTTGTTGCTGTTACAGTCGTAAAATTACCTGTAGTTGGTGTCGTTGCCCCAACCGTTCCATTAATGTTAATAGAAGCCGTTCCTGTGAGGTTTGTTACCGTTCCTGAAGAAGGCGTACCCAATGCCCCACCATTAACCACAATCGCTCCTGCACTACCTACATTAACCCCCAAAGCAGTTGCTACACTTGTCCCTAATCCGCTTACTCCTGTTGAAATAGGTAACCCTGTTGCACTCGTTAATGTACCACTTGATGGCGTTCCTAATGCTCCTCCATTAACTACAAATGCCCCTGCTGTCCCTGTATTTATAGCTAGAGCAGTAGCAACACCTGTACCTAAACCTGTTATTGAACCTACCGCAGGAGTAACCGTAGTATTCCCTGCTAAAGTTAACTGACCTTGTGCATTAACTGTAAAAGTACCCACCTGTGTTGCAGAACCATAAGAACTAGCAGTTACCGCAGTATTTGTAATACTAAACTGTGTTCCTGTAAGCGTTAATCCTGTACCTGCGGTGTAAGAACCTACACCAGCAAATTGAACCCAAGTGATGGGAGTCGTACCCAAAGTACCGCCAGCATTAGAGGTACAAACCCAACCAGTGTCAGCGTATAAAGTTCCTTGCTCAATGAAGGTGAACGCGCCGGGGACTTCCGCCCACGAGTCCATATCCGTTGCACGAGTCCATGCGCCCGCCGCGACCAAATAAATACCATTGTTTTGGCTCAATGTCTGGTCTTTAACCAAACACCTGTCTCCAGCAATCAACGCCACTCCGTCAATTGTCTGCGTTCCAGACAACGTAATGTTTGCCGTTGTTGCCGCCACGCAAGATGCTTTTGGGTCTAATCCTTGCGCTACTGAATCAACATACTGCTTGGTAGCCAATTGCAATGCAGACACGGGGTCTTGAGTGACAGTCACCGTAGTCAATCCACCCAAGGTAAGACTTGATGCGCCCAAGGCAATTGCCGTCGTACCAATAGTCAAAGAACTATTTGTTAACGACGCATTTGCTATATTGGTAAGTGTATTACTTGAACCACTAATTGTCTTATTAGTTAATGTCTGAGAACCTGTTAATGTAGCAACTGTTGAATCAATTGCAACCGTAATAGCGCTAGAGCCATTATAGGATGTGCCTGTCAACCCTGTTCCAATGGTCAATGTATTTAAGTTTGAGCCTAAAGATACCCCTGAAATAGTGCTATTAGTTAATGCACTATTAGGAATATTAGTAAATGTGTTACTAGAACCGCTCATTGTTTTATTTGTGAGCGTTTGTGAGCCTGTTAATGTAGCTACAACGCTTGTATCAATTGCAGTAGTAACATTAGTAGAACCGTTAAATGATGTCCCTGTTAAACCTGTTCCAAGGGTTAAAGTCCCTGTTGTCGAGGCTGTAATGGTGGTTGAACCACCTAAACTAACAACATTGCCATTAATCGTAATGCTTGAATTGGCAAGTTGAGCATTCGTAATTGTTCCTGATAAATTAGTAGTAGGAATAGTCGCAGATGCTGTAAATGGAGATGTTCCGTTTCCATAGACATAACCTGATAGGCTAACCGCTCCTGTTCCTCCTGACGGTACGCCTAATGTGCCTGCTAAAGTTATTGCGCCTGTTGTAGATGAACTAGGCGTTAATCCTGATAGTGTAGTTTCAAAAGATGTAACCCCACCTGATAGCGAGAATTGTTGCCATCCTGTAGAAATAAACCCTTCAAAAGCACCCAAACTAGTGTTATATCGCACTGCACCAAAAGAACCTAACCGTTGTCCTGTTGTTCCATTTGGAATCGTTATAGAACCTGTTCCGTAAATAATCGCATTGTCTGCAATCGATATGGTTGGAGTCGATGTGCCATCCCCACCGACAACAGTAATTTGACTCGCTGTACCGACAATGGTTGCTGTGCCCATTGTTGAACCACCTGCGGTTACCAAGAACCCTGTTCCTGATATACCTGCCAATACCGAAGGTAGTCCTGATAATGCAAGGGTTGGGTTACCTGCCAAGCCATTCGCATTGGTTACGGCTATTCCTGAGCCTGATACAGCAATACTTCGATTGACAATTGTATTACTTGAAGTCTTGATAATAATGCCACTTGAGGCGTTTTCTAGGCTTGCAGAGACTGCATTCAATGCTACGGATAATTGCCCTTGCGCTCCGCCATCAGTAACGCCAATACCTAATCCGCCTGCAATTCGACGGCTATTTGCTAAAGTAGACTCTTGATTAATTGTTAAGAAAGTCTGTTGCTGTGTTGGACTGTTAGCAATAGCAGAGGTTGTTGTCTGAACAGTTATCCCATTTTGCTGAATAGGGACTTGCTCAGAGCCTGTAATTGGACCTGCTTGAGGTAATTCGTTTATGGTTTTATTAGTCATTAGTAATAAACATAAGTTGTGCCACTGATAGTAACTGTAACGCCTGTAATAGAGGCGTTTACCTGTAAAGTTGACAAGGAGTCTAATACTTGATTACCAACCCATTGCAAATGCGTTTTTGATGCTAATGTATTTTGATAATAAAAAGCATTACTTGCTCCTGCTGTACCCCCTTGTGGGACAAAATATATGTCAAAAGTGGCTGATGAACCTGTTGTGTTAACTATATCAATATTTTGAATAATTGTTCGTGCTTTTGAAGGCGTAGTATAAACAGTAGTCACCGAAGCAGGAATAGCCACTTGCACAATTGGCAATAAAGTAGGTGTTTGAGGTGCGTTATATGCCATTATGTTGGATTATTGTTAATGGGTAAATAAGTAATACCTTCTAAGTTTCCATTTTCTGTATAAGTTGTTTGTATTGACAATAAATCTTGTCCTGCAGGGCTAGTAACAATCTGATTATTTCCTGTCCCAATATAAACATCAGGTCTTGGAAAGCGTACAGAAATCTTTTCTGTTGGTCTTGCAGGTAATCGATATGGGTCACGCTCATCACTACAGCCTTGATTACATACTCGCAATCCACGGATATTCCCATCATCAGAAATATCTGAGTAAGCACGTTTCATCTTACAACGGTCACATATTGCAATGTTTAAAACTGTATTGCCACGAGTATCTAACCACATTGGCATGGTTTACCTCGTGTATGGAGAAATATTCGGAGCAAAATAAATCGGTGACTTATCTCTTTCTTCTTCTTCTGCAATTTTTAAGTATTTTTCTGCCTGTTGTTCACAGTACGCAATACGAGTTGGGTCAACCTGTGGAAGTTCCATTGCCATTTGATGTGCCAACATGTTCTGCACGGCTAAATACCACCTCTGCGGTATCTCTAATGAGCCTGATAACGCTCCTACGTCTTGAATATACCGTGCACACCACGCTACAATTTGTGGTGAATAAAGATTGGGTGTGGGCCAAAGAGTCATGGTTGGTTGTGGAATCGTCCTATTCAACCAATACTGTAGTGGATAGTTGTTTAGGAAGTTCTTATTCGGCAAATTCGTGTAATCATCACGATTCATACGAGCCAACGGTATTTCTGTTGGATTTGAACCAAAGATTATCTGATAAACACCCATATTTGACCCTGACGCTTGCTTAACTCTCCAATAAGGGGCAGATGTGGATGGGTCAAGGTCGTTATAAATCCATGTTCCTGCCACCCAACTTGTTGTTGTTGGCGTAAAAACAGTTGTCCATGTACTACCATCTAAGGATGACTGTATAGAATAGTTTACAGTCCCTGTAATAGCAGGCAATATACCTACTGTAGTCATGTAAATGGGGTTTTGAACACCGTTATAAATAGCAATATATCCTGTATTAGTCGTTAACTGACATACATTTGTATATGCCCCATCAAAGGCGTTTGCAACAGTTCCTGAGGATGATGTTGGACCTTGCGTATTAATTGTTACAGTCCGATAATTGGCGTTTAGAACGTCATTTGTACCTACAGGCAACGTGTATTGATATTGGTCAGGATATAACCCAATAACATTCTTTTGGATAGCCCAATAGTTAATGCCAATATTCGTTAAATTGGACAACACATAATAAAGGCTTTGTTTAGAAGCCATTACCTGTTCAGATGTTAACTCCTCAGCAAGCTTTCCTGCACGACGAGCTCCACTATCAATTAGATTCTGAACAGTTATTACTGTTGTGCTGACTGTGCCACTTGTGCTCATTCTTATCCCTTACCAATTCGGACACTTCCATCTTTTTAATGATGCCTTTGCTCTCGGAGCATCGCCCTTTGCATTTTTTACAACACCTGACATTCTTGCACAAAAAGAATCTTTTCTTGCTCCACCTTGTGGCTGTGGGGCTTTTAAATTACTACCTGTCTCACGGTTATACTTAGCACGACCTTTAGCAGTTAACCCTGCCCCTTCCTTTGTCGAAAGTTTTTCACCACGCCCAACAGCCAAAGAGACATTGCCACCATCTTTTTTGCGAGCTGTTTTAGCGGATTCAATAAAGTCTTGCTTAGTTGGAGCGTCTTTACTCCCAACCTTACGCATGCGCTCTCCACTACCTGCTTCAATTCTTTTACGCTTTGCATTGATATTGGCATATAGCCCTCCACTTTTAAAACTCTTTTTTTCATCTGCTTTTGCAAAATCTTTTCCTACCGACTGCGGTATGCCTACCTTTTTTGCAAACTTAGGGCTGTGTGCCACAGCTTCCATCAAGTTATGCTGAGCCCTCGATTTGCTTGGCATATTACGATGCGTAAGATTTAATCATTTCAAGAATAACAAAGTATGTATCACCTGAAGACGCATCTGAGGTTGAAAAAACAATATTGCCATTTTTTCCTGTGCCTGAATTATTTGTTATTCCACCAAAATAAGAAAAATCATTTGTATAGTTACTGTTTACATTTGATAAGAAAAACGGCACATCTGTTGTAGCATCCCAATACATACGGACTTCCATGCCATAACACACCGCAGTAATCTTTGACACCGCTACGCCTGAACATGCTTTTCCTGCATTATTAGATGCTAGACTTGATACGGTTACTTTTGTAACGGCAGACTCACCTGTGCCATCACTAATGTTTGTAAATTTCATGATTGCTAAACGCTCACCATCTAACAATGTTTGACTTGTGACTGCATCAGCCATATAAACTCCTCTAAAATTAAAAAGTGGGTAGGTTTCCCTACCCGACCTTTATTAGCACTTAGACATTTTCTTCATGGCAGTGAAACCACCACCGTCTTTACAAGACATTGCAACGTGTCCACCATCTTTAAATCCTGCAGGAGCTTGTTTAATGCTACCTGTTTTACCACCCTTTTTAGTTGGATGGCTACCATCTTTGATGTTATTTACATAACGACTTGCAACGCTTTTAGGCACAGTGCCTCCCATTTTGTATCCAACACCTTCAACGCCACCTGATTTGGTTTTAAAAGATTTGGTTTGTTTAGCTGTAACAACCTTATCTTGTACATTGATTTTTGGCTTTAAAGCACCGCCATTTTTGTAGCCTGTGCCTTCAATACTACCTGTCGTACCTCTACTGTGTGGCTTACCTTCAGAAAGTAATCCACCTACTGTAGGACGATACATTCCGCCTGATTTTAAGCCTTTATGAGCCTTAGATGCCTTCATACTTTCATGATGTTTGAGCTCTTTCTCAATCTTGCCCATTTGTTTCATTTCAGACTTGTGCATTTTAGGAGACTCTACTTCGCCACCCTTCTTACGAGCCATCATAGCAGGAGACATAGCAGGTGGCATAGCCCCACGACCACGAGGACGCATAGGCATTCCTCTTGCAGGCATACCGCCCATAGGAGCTCTCATAGGGGCTCGCATAGGCATTCTTTCGTCAGCCATTGGCATACCGCCATCAGCCATCTTTGATTTACCACCTTTTTTCATCTTTAACTCGACTGAAGGCTCGGTGGTTTTCATCTTTGGTTCAGGTTTAAATTGTCCCATTTCACTCTCCTATTAAGCTTGGTCAGAGCCAAGTAAACCTGCACGAGTTGAATTTGGACCAACTTGAATTGCTGTTAGACCCATACTCAACAATAAACGCTTAGAACCATCAGGCGTACCTGTAATTGCATATGTTCCACGAACATCAGGCGTTGTTGGACTTGATGTAGTTGAAGGAACTAGACTCAATGCACTAGCTGTATAAGAACCACCTGTAGTAACTTTTGTGCCTGCCAAATAGTTAGCTTGAGTAGTTGAAATGTTTCCTGTTGTGCTTGAAGCGTTTGTCCACCAATAGGTTGTACTTAAAGCTACACCTGTTAATGAGCCAACTGAGCCTGTAAACGATACAAGAGTTCCACTTGGAGGCGAATAAGCGACTGTGAAAACCCCAGGAGTTGCTATAGTAAGAGCTGTTACAGCTTGGGTTGAGTAAGTAGTAGAACCACCACCTAAACCTGCCACTACGCCTGAAGTGTTGTCAATCGTACCTGCACTGAACTTTGCTGTCATTACATAAGCAGGGTCAGTTACTTTAGCAGGCAATCCCATTACCTTCGTTGTATCTACAGAAACAGCTACAGTAGTACCGCCTGAGAATGCAACGCTAGTGATTTGGAAGAAAGCCTTACGACCATTAGTAGTGGTAGAAGCGACTGTACCTGAAGTAATAATCTCAGACATTGCTTGACCATAATAGTCATATCCTGAAACTGTTATATTGGCACTTGTTGGTGAACCTGCTGCTGTTGTTACAGAGACAGCACGAGGATAATCTAATTGCAAAGCAACTGCGCCTGTAGGCAGAGTTACACGACTTGTGCCTGCTGTAGCAGATGCGCTTGCCAACTGTGTTCCACTATAAGTGGTTGCTGTAGTTGGTGTCTGAGCTGCTAATACGGCTGCTGTTGTTACGGTTGCAGGCGTTTCATCTAATAGATAAACACGACCCATTGGACCGAACCCTAAATCCATTGGAGATGGGTTTTGAAAATTATTGTTTACATCAGTTCCTACAAAAGATTGTGCAGAACCTAAGAATAAATCATCTGAAAATTGTGGCATTGTCTTCTCCCTGAAAATTAGACAAATTAAAAATGGGGGCTAGGAATCCCTAACCCCCTTTTGCTTTAAGCTCCTGGTGTTCCGAAAAGGGCTCTTGGGTCAGTAAAGCCTACCTGATAACGCTCGGTAGCTTTATAACGCATAGAGTCAGTCTCAAAATCACCTTCCATGGTTTTCTCCAAAGACCGACGCATTAGAAGTTTCATACCTTCAGGTGCGTCTGTTTGAATCCACCAATTGGTTGCTGATGTTAAACGGCTGATTACTGAACAACCTTCAGGCAACAAACCAATTGACTTAATTGGGTTGATGTCGTTATTGGCTGTACCTGTACGCAATACGCTCTTCAACAGTGTTTCAGCTTGGAATACATTGCCTGGGGCAACAACAAGCTTTAATGGCTGTAAGCGAATTTTCTTACCGTTGTTGTCAACTGCTTGACGAACTTGGATAAGCATTTGCTCTAAAGAAGTTTGGGATAGAGCAGCGGCTGTTGCCAACTGATTGCTAAATGTCCCACTTGCTATAGGGTGCGCTGTGTTGATTAAAGATACTCCGTCACCACCAACATAAGCACTGTTGAATGCACGGTTCAATACGTTAGCACATAACAATTCTTTAGTTTCCACTAAAGATTGAGCTAAATGCTTGGCATATACTTGACCTAAGCGGATGTGGTCACCGTCTTCGACTAAAACTTTAGTCAAAGCAAATGCCAAACCAAACACTTGGTAAACATAGCGTTGTAAGAACAATACACCACCTTGTTGATATGTTACAGGTGCACCGTCAGGTAACTGAGGTGCTGCACCGAAACCATATAACACAGGCTCCTCATGGTAATTGCGTGGAATACCTGCTTGTTCACGGAAAACGGTAGACCATTCGTCTGCTCGTTGGTCGTAAACTCCGTCAAAAGACTCGTTCAGAATAGGTTCAACTATTGAACGGAAGTCCGTACTTCTCATTGGGGCTGCCATATTATGTTTCTCCTATATTAAACGGTTGCAGTAAACTGACCGTAGAAGTTTGTCGAAGCGAGCTGTACACGAACTATTGTGAAAGCATCACCCCAAGCGTTATCTACGTTTTGACATAAATCTACCACACGCATTTGACCTTGGTTACCGTTAGCTACGGCTGTAGCTGAACCAAGGGTTGCTTGTGATAGCCCTGTTGTTGATGAACCTGCAGTAATATTGGTGAATAAAAATTCATTACCAATAGAAGTCTGAGCCATAGAGCCATCTGCTTGAATTTCATAAACGATGTTTAGGTCGTTATAGAAGTAAGCATTGGTTATAGAGCCTGACTGCACTGTTGTGCCTGAGGGCCAGTAGTTGGATACACGACGACGACCTGTTGTGTCAGTGAACTCTACGCCTTGGAATGAACCTGCAACAGCGTATTGTTGACTTGTAGAAGCCGAGCTTGGTGCTTGGGCAGGGATAATAGTTCCGTTGGCAGAACCTGTTGCGCCTACGTTAGCTGCGTTAACATAAGCTACAGGTTGACCTTTAAGAATATTAGCCGCTAGACCCGATGTGATTCCGTTTTGTAAGCATTGTGCTCTCTCTAACCCTGTAGGGAAAAAGGAAGGACGCAAACCAAACGGAGCGGATACTGATGACATATGTGACTCCTTAAAAATGGTTAAATAAAATTTTGGTTTTCGCTTTATGCAAAGCTAAATAAGCAAAATCGCTTTAACGCAATTTTTAAGAAATACTACTAAATCAGTTGAATATCGGTGCTTTCCTACTTAAATCAAAGTCCATTCCGTCACCTTCCACCTTACCAAGCGCACGACCATTGGAGTCTCTTGCATTTAACAATTGGTCTTGTTGAACTTTAACCTTTTCCTGTTCATCCATCGGAGCATAGTGGTGTACTTCTGCCATATAGTCCTGATAGATGTCTTGAGGAATTTTATAAAGAACCATCTCGTTACATGCAATAAGTCCTTCCATATCGCCCGACTTAACACGGTAGTTATCAAAGCCTGGGACTTCTTCGGCTTTCACAGGAACATATCCGATGCGAGTACGTTTATGGATTGGGTCATACTGACTTGTTGTTGACAACCAACATAAGTGAAATCCTGGGATATCAGGTGCGGTAGGCAGTGATTCTTGCAGAAATTCATTACGGAACATCCTGCGACGTTCCTCCGATAAAGCAAAACTATTTTCAGGAGCATCACGACTTGAATCAGTAGATGCACGACTTTCACGATTGCTACCTGAACTCTTTTTTAAGCGATTGTCCATAATTATTTCCTGTCCTTGTTCTGTCTGTCCCACTCCATATAACGCTGAGTGGCTCTTTTCCTTGAATCAGGGTTATCCCACACACCTGCCTCTTTCATGGCAGATACCCTATCAGGAGTCAGTACATACTGATTTCCTTTAGGTGATGCAGAAGATTCTCTTCCTGAACTTGTCACAAACGACCTCGGTCTTTGGTTACGAACACTAGAATCATTATAAGCACGATTTGACATTTCAGGCAATCTTTTTTTCACTCGGTAGGTTAATTCATCCCAATAATCAGGACTAGAAGGGTCATAGCCTTCTTCTGTCAGCTTTTTATCGATAATTTGAGTGATTTGTGACTCCTCATTCTTGCCTGTAGGGTCATACCAAGGGTTCTCTTCCATCCAATCTGTGACATACTTTTGCACAATTGGGTCAGGAACACTGATATTTTGTTTCGGCTGAGAGTTGTAATGGGTGGCTTGTCTCTTAATATTTGATAAAGCCTCCATCTTTTGCTTAGCATCATAGAGCATTTCTTGTGCTTGAATTGCCCCTTGTCCATCGCTTGCGCTAACAGACTCTTGCAATTTCATCTTGGCATACTCAAGTTGAACGCCTGCATCTTCTATGGCTTTATCAACTCGTGCAAGCTCAGCACCTGAGGTTTTCTTCTCAATGACTGCTAATCTCTCAGCTAGATGTTCATTTTGTTTTTTAAGAGCGGATATTAAGGTGTTTGACTCTCTCGCTTTCTCACGGTGAATTTGCTTTTTTAAGCGTCTTTCTTCACGACGAGCCTCTCTTATTGCATCTCTTTCAGGGTCAGAATCAGCTTGTTGTGGCTCATCATCATCGTCTTCCCTGTAATCGCTCTTCGAGGATTCACTCTGAGGAGATACTTCTCCTTCAGGTAGCTGAACCATGGCAGAACCATCTTCAGCCTCTTGCATTTCCAACTTTTCAGTGCTATTCATACAGTTTTCCTTTCAAAACTTAAATAAACGCTTTTATTTCACGAGGGTCACCTGTAACCTTACCAATCAACTCATGGTCGTTAAAGAAGGTAAATAAAGCCCTTCCCTTAGAGCCATTCTCGTCAGTAAAGTCTATTTCCCAACGGTCACCACCCCATTTAGGGACACGAACATATTCTCCAACTTGTGCCCATGCACCTTCGGGCCAAGGTTGTTGAGTATCACGGTTACAAAAGGCAATAGGTCCAATAGCAATAACCTTACCAATCATCGTGTTCCACTTCTCTGTTTCCTTTGTTTCCTCAGGAATATAGATACCTGCACTTGTTACCTTTTCTTTGACAGCTCTAAGTTGTACTAGAACTCTCGCTCCATACGGAGACATTAAAGGGTCAATCTTTGGAAACGCTTCTGCAAGCGTCTGTTCGATATCATTCGACATCTTCGTCCTTTTCTTTCATTAAGTTATTTAAAATATCCAAAGCTTCTTGCAAACCTTGGTGCTGTCCTACATATCTTTGGTAACTTTCGAAATTAACAAATCGTCCGTTAACCATTGAATCTACTATCTCCACCTGTCGTAATTTAATTTTGTTGATTAAACCGTTAATAAGTTCCATTAACGACCTCTAGCTGAAGGTTTCTTTCCTAGTGATATTGCAATCATCAATCCTGTCTTCTTCGGCATTCCACCGTTTTTCAACGATGCTACCTTGGCTTTTCCTGCACTAAAATCAGGCTTTAAAGGTGCTCCTTTAGCAGGTAAATTAGCTGCCCTTGACTCAGCAACTGCTCCGCCATTAGCATATCTAGCTACCTTGCCACCCTTTTTTAGGTGTTTTTCAGCGTTGGGCATACCCATTGCGATACGTTTGTGCATATTAATAAAATCATCTGCCATGTCATACTCCTTGTGGTGGTTGTGGTGGTTGTGGTTGTTGCTGAGCTTGCTGTGCAACGCCCTCTTGAGCGATACCCTGTTGTTGCGCTTGTTGTTGCGCTTTTTGCGCCTCTGACACTTGTTGCATTTGTTGCATTTGCATCTG